CTATGGACTGCAAAATTGACGGTGTTGTCACTGATGTTAAAAGCACTTCCACTTTTGGGTTTAAAAAGTTCAAAGATGGAAGCTTGGCTTACGATGACCCGTTTGGGTACGTTGCTCAAATTAAAGGGTACGCACACTCCGAAGGTGAGACATCGTTTGGTTGGTTAGCGATGGACAAACAGAACGGACATCTAACGTACCTCCTGTACGACGCTGCAGATACTCAGGCTCCTATTTACGACAAGATTTCTTACGACATAGAGGAGCATATTGAACGCATAAAAAAGCTCGTAGAGCAACCAGAGTGGCCCGAAGTTTGTCACGAGACCGTACCAGACGGCAAAAGTGGAAACAGAAAGCTCGCCACTGGTTGTTCTTACTGTCCTTTCAAGTTTACCTGCTGGCCCGGAGTAAGAACATTCCTGTACTCAAGTGGTCCCAGATATTTAACAGAGGTGTTTAATGAGCCGAAGGTCACGGAAATCCAAGCACAGCAACTTTAGATCGGGGTTTGAGGAAGATGTCGCACAGAAGTTACAACCATTTGGCTTTAGTTACGAACCGTTCCAAGTGGACTACCGGATCGAACGAAGGTATACACCGGATTTTGTCTACGAGCGTAACGGACGAGCTTACCTCATTGAGTGCAAAGGATACTTTCGAACAGGAGACACGCAGAAGTATCGTTCGGTCTCTAACTGCCTCACGGAATCACAGGAACTCATATTTGTACTGATGAAGCCTAATCAGAAAGTGAGTAAAAGTACCAAACTTACTATGGCTGAGTGGTGTGACAAACACAATATTCTATGGTACAATATAGATACACTTAAGGAGTTGGTTGATTATGTCTCTGACACTAGAAGAAATTAAGGAGCGTCTGTTGCGGTTATACGACCCCGACGATCTTTTGGAAGCACTACAAATCTCTTCTGAGGAACTACTGGACAGATTTGAGGATAAATTTATACGCAGACTCGACGAATTTCAAGAGGAGCTAGAGGAAGAATATGCCGAATGAATGGAACATGACTGAAGACGACTGTGCAAAGTTTGAAAAAGACTGTGAGAAGCTGCGTAAGAACTGTCAGGAAAGCAGGTCCATAGACGACATTACTAGAGAGGAGTGGGACAAAATGTCTAAGACATTCACAGGCAAACTGTACCACCCTCAGGACAATCACGATCCTGTAGCACAGCCAGATCACTACAACAAGGGAGCCATAGAGGCCATTGAAGCAATCAAGGCGTCTATGCACCCACAAGAGTACAAGGGATACCTCAAGGGTAACTGCCTGAAGTACCTGTGGCGTTACGAGTACAAGAACGGCATAGAGGATCTACGGAAGGCTCGTGTCTACCTAGAGTGGTTAATTAAGGAGGTCGCCTTGTGAAGATCATAGAAGGGAAGTTTGGTAGAGACACAGAAGAAAAAGAGATAACAACGGCTGAGTTTCTGACGGCTTTTGCCGCTAAGGCTCAGATACAGGAGACTGCAGGTAACAAACCTAAGGTTATAGTGGTAATGTACGAGGACGGTCAGCTATTTGAAGTAGCGTCCAACGAAGAGTACCCCGATGGGGTGTACATGCTACTACAGTTAGCATCCCAAGCCATACTTAACGAGACACTAGGAGTAACAGAATAGATGGACGCATATCAACAGTACATACACAAGTCACGGTACGCTAGGTACTTACCAGAGGAGCAACGCAGGGAGACTTGGGAAGAGACAGTTAACAGGTACATCAACTTTTGGGTAGACCGTGGACACCTCAACGACTTTGACGTATCAGAGATATTCAAGGCAATCCATGACCTAGACGTAATGCCATCAATGCGAGCACTAATGACCGCTGGGAAGGCCTTAGATCGTGACAACGTAGCAGGGTTTAACTGCAGCTACCTTCCTATAGACAGCCCTAGATCATTTGATGAACTCATGTACGTACTTCTTTGTGGAACCGGCGTAGGATACTCAGTAGAGCGACAGTACATCTCTAAGTTACCAGAAGTTGCGGAGGAATTCCATGCCACAGACACAGTTATCCATGTTGCGGATTCAAAGATCGGATGGGCGAAATCGTTTAGGGAACTGGTATCACTGCTCTATTCAGGTCAGCTTCCAAGGTGGGACGTTAGTAACGTACGAAGCGCAGGTTCCCCACTCGCAACTTTCGGAGGCCGTGCAAGTGGTCCTGAACCTCTCGTCGATCTCTTCAAATTTACAACAGAACTCTTTCAAGGATCTGCTGGAAGAAAACTTAGCTCCATTGAGTGCCACGATCTTTGCTGTAAAATAGCATCGTGTATAGTCGTGGGTGGCGTCAGGCGTAGCGCCCTTATCTCACTCTCTAACCTAACTGATGACAGGCTCCGAAGATGCAAGCACGGTCAGTGGTGGGTAGACGAGCCCCAGCGTGGTCTAGCGAATAACTCTGCCTGCTACACAGAGAAGCCTGACTTTGAAGCCTTCTTAAACGAGTGGACCAGCTTGTACGAGTCACGCTCTGGCGAACGTGGCGTGTTTTCTCGTGTCGCTAGTCAGAAGCAGGCGGCTAAGAACGGGCGTAGGAACAGTGAGTGTGATTTTGGAACCAACCCATGTAGTGAAATAATTTTAAAACCGTACCAATTTTGCAATCTATCTGAAGTCGTAGTAAGACCTGAGGACACCCTAGCAACGCTCAAGCAGAAGGTACGTACTGCTACGGTACTCGGTACGCTACAGGCTACCCTGACTGACTTCAGGTATCTCAGGAGCATCTGGAAGACTAACACGGAAGAGGAAGCCCTACTAGGGGTAAGCCTCACGGGTATCATGGATCACCCTCTACTGTCAGGCCGTGGGGACAAGGGTAAACTCAAGCGGTGGCTTACGGAGATGCGTAATGAAGCGATTGTTACTAACGAGAAGTGGGCTAAGAAACTGGGTATTAATCCGTCTGTCGCAATCACTGCAGTTAAGCCTTCAGGCACTGTTAGTCAGTTGGTCGATTCTGCTAGTGGGATTCACCCTCGCTACAGCAGTCAATATGTTAGGCGGGTACGTGCTGATGGACGAGATCCGTTGTGTACCGTCCTAGAGGCCGCTGGAGTCCCTTCAGAGGACGATCTCATGAACCCCAGTACAAAGGTATTCTCCTTCCCTATAGCGGCTCCTGAGGGCGCTGTGACAGCCTCAGACATGGGTGCTATGGAGCAGTTGGATCTGTGGGAGATATATCAGGACTACTGGTGTGAGCACAAGCCGTCCATGACTTGCTACTATAGGGACAACGAGTTTCTGGAGGTGGGACAGTGGCTGTACAACAAGTTTGATAAGGTCTCAGGAATCTCGTTCCTACCTTACTCAGACCATACGTACCAGCAGGCCCCTTATGAACCTGTGGACAAGGCCACCCTCAAGGCACTACAGAAGGGCTTCCCGACCCAGATAGACTGGGACATCAATGAAGCCTCTGACATGACTGAGGGTAGCCAACAGCTAGCCTGTACAGGTAATAACTGTGAGTTATAGGAAAAAGATAGTGCCGTAGCGTTTCTCAGCTACATGACCCTCTACTTCCTGTGGTGTACTAGCGGCATCATAGGGAGTAGAGATTCCCTTAGACTGCATAGACTTCACTCGTTCTTTCTGAGAGTGTCCTAGGCAGTGGTAGTCGATTGGCGTGTACTCTACTGTGTGATCGTCTTTATCTTTCTTCATCTTTTCCTCCTGCTGTTAACATTCCTGTCTTTACTACGTTACTACTTACGTTCATGTAGTCTTCTAACTTAGCGGTCCCTTTGTAGTCTCTGAGAACTCTTGCTTGGTAAGCCGTATCGCTCTCACCTTTGTTCCTAGAGATCCCTGTAAGCTCTTCTATTTTAGACAAATCAGTTGGGCCTTTTTTGCCTCCTGATTCTCCTTTTTCTTGTTTTTTACCTATGTCAAAAGACCTTATAGGTGTCGCCGTGAGGTGTGCGTTCCCTCCTGCTGGGTTCATGCCAAACATATCGTGACCGTCAGAAATCATAGTGTATACTTTATTGTTGTTTATATCTATAGCAATCCAATCGTTTACTCCACCTAAGTCTTGTGCAGTAGAAACGTGATTATCTGAGAAGGAGTAAATACCGTTCCCTCTGTCTTTTAGTGTAACTGGCTTGGCGTCTTTGAAAAAGTTAAGGGCTTGTTGTTGTGCTTTTGTAAGCTCTTTGTTGTTTTTTTGATTACGAATACCTGACCAGTAATTATCTCTGAGTTTTCCCGGAGTTATGTCTTCAGGCAGTTTGTTAAGTGCTTTTGCTCTGTTTACCTTGTCCTTGTGACTGTGCTTCGCTACCTTAATAAACTCCCTGTAAAACTCCAGAGGTTCGGCGTCAGGCATAGCTCCTTTAGCTACTCTCAGCGTGGCTGGACTCTTTAGTGCATTGACAGAAGCAGAGCCTGTACCACCTACGGTTCCCGCGCCTCCTTCTTTGTCTAAGCCCTCTCCTGTTTTAGTTTTACGAATCTGCAGAGAGGTCTCACCCGGAGCATCACTTGTCCCGTGTACGTTGTACAGGTGATCCATTGCTCCATCAACCACGTTGTCTGGAGTGTCGTCATCTATACGCAAGCCGCTCTTGACTCTATCTTTGTTAGCCATGTCAGTCCAATCAGCGGTGTACCTCTGGACTTCTGCGGAGCTACCAGCCACTGTATCAGGATCAGGAGTAGTCCTGTACTTCTGCTGCGTGTCTATCTTTGCACTGGCTTGCATATTACCAGTCACTTCGTTAAACGACCCAGCGCCTTCTCCTGCCTTAGTTACGTACTCATTTCTCCTACCTTGTCCTGTGCCTATAACACGTCTTTCTGCTTGAGCCACAGGGTTAAAAAGCTGGTTTACGGTGTACCCTAAATTAGGAGCTACTGCTTTTGTA